TGTTGATTGGTCGAGACCCCCACCTGCCGCTACATACTCATCAAACCCAATATCCCAACTTGCCCCTCTTACCGTAAAATCAATATCATCATCAAAGGTTGCTGCCAATGAAGTTCCTGCGTCTATTGCATCCGTGTCTGTGGATGCAAGATGATAATCAAGCCCTGCAGCATTGGCGAAGGTGAGGGTCTTGGATATAACATTTCCTGCACCAGCCCAATCATCTGCCGTAGCATCCTTAGAAAGACAATAAGTAACTGTTGCTGTGACCGTTCCATCTGAAATAAAATCAGCATCAGGGTTTGTCCCACCCTGAGAAAGACAGTTTGTGAGAACAACAGTCCCTGTGCCTACGCCTACATTCATGCGGAAGCCCCAACCCGTTGAATTGGTTCCAACCGTATTGACTGCGGTGCAGTTATAGGCGTAAACGGTAACGGAAGAGTTTGCCTGCATTTTAAATGCAGTGGAATCGCCAGCGGTTGATGAAACTCCATAAGACAAACAATCTATAAATCCTTTATCACTACCAGCCCCAGCGGCAGCAAAAACTCTGGTTCCACCAGTTGAAGCGTTTATCGCCTTACCAATACAACCAACAACTTTTGCATTGGCACTATTGGTTGTTAAATAAATCATTTCAATGCCACTTGCAGAGCTATAACTTGAATAAACGATTAAATCTTGGAGTTGGAAATAAGCCTCTTGAATGGAAAAGACTGTAGCAGCCGTTGTGTTAGCTATATAGAATCCATTATTAGGAGTCCCATCGTGTCCCTGCCAACCAGATGTTTTTGTTCCTCCTGGCCTAATACACCTGAATCGAGTTGCAGAACTATTGGTAGCACCAGCAATGGTGCAGCCAGATATATCAAAACTTGCAGCATCATCATAACATTCAAGAATTTCGCTTTTATCTGCGGTTGCAAGATTTATGGTATGGTCAGATTCCCATGTTACCATTGACTGATAATCTCTACCAGCCCCAACCGTTCCAAAAGTATGAATGTTTTCTGATGCCCCTTTTACTCTTGCGGTTGCCATTTATGTTATCGCCTGTCTAATTTTGCCAAAGTCTGAAGAAGCAAGTTTCTTGTTAAGCACTTTATCGTGGATTAAAGATGCTATCGGGAATGTTACATTTTCAAGAGGTTGATACTCATCATTTTCATCAAGCAATCGTGTCATATTTATGGTAATTCCGAATAAACTCTGTGCATTTGTAACCAATTCGCTCCAAGGGATTTTATATCTCCGTTTCTCTGTGAGAGTAACATCAGGATCAAAATCAGCGGAGTTTGAAAACCATAATTTATTGTCACTCCACCTTTCCAATCGGAGAGCCTTGATATGATTAACATTGGTGAGAAAATTACCAATATCTACCTTGATGATTAAATGGGTTCTTCTCTCTACTCTCCCGCCAATAAAGGTTTCATCTACAACATCAATAATATCCCCTTGTTTAGCGGTAACAATACTGGTATCAGCCATATCAAAGTTTTGGAGAATGAGTTTAATTATCATTTTATATTCAAAAAACTCCTTATCTAAAATTAATAATAAACCCCGTAGGTCTCACGGGTGGCACAAGGTCATATACTTTACTGGCTGTTAAACTATCTAAACTCTCATTCCCTGTTTGATCTACAGCAGTCAGCACAAACGTCATCGTCCCCGTAGAATTGTCAGGCACGGTAACGCTAAAATCATACTGGATGGCAGGAATGATAATGAGGGTGGGATTAATCTTCAATCTTGTCCCATCCGTCCGATAAAGATTGTAGCCAGCAAGGTCAGTTTCTGTGTTGGCTGTCCAGGTTGCCTTGAGATTGAGGATTGCCCCGAAAGCAACACTCGACATAAACACCATAGCCAATACCATCAATACGATTCGATTCATAAACCCTCCATTAATCTTTGGAAAGCATTAAAATTGTGATCCCCGTGCCATCGGCCTGGATGTTGATTATGTAATAATTTGTTCCGCCAATTTTAATCAAATCCCTCTGAGCCATGTCTTCAATATCCGAATCCTGAACTTCAACAAAAGGATTTTTAGATTCGATATCCGAACCGAAAAGGGTAACGGCTTCATAGGCATTATGAAAGATAACTTTGACCTCGGTGCCCTTCCAGTTTGCGTCAATCGCAAAATCGCTGAAGAAGACACCGAGGTCATTCTCTCCAAAACTCATAAAGAACCTTTCTACTATCAGGCTGATTCTTTTGGCCTGCCGATCAATACAGCAGCCACTGCCGCAGCAGCCGACAGAGTGCCAACATAATGCACATATCCCTTGGATTTGTTGACATCAACGGTCTTTGCCTCGACAACATTCCCTGCCGTTGCAGCAAAATTGTTGCCGTCATCAAAAGTCAAAGCTGCATTGCCAGCCCCATTGCTATTCGCGCTGGTTAGCATGGAGCCGGTCATATTTCCCGCTGCAATGCCGATGCTCTGAATAACAAGCAAGGTTCCCACCATTCCTCTGGTATCTAACCATCCACCCGCTGATGCTTCTGCCGTATTTGCACAGTTTTTGGCTAAAAATAAAGATTGAACATTTGCTGATTTTGCTTCAGATGGAAACATTTTTCGTACCTCCTTTTTTAGTTTTTGAAGAGACTTCCTCTATTTCAGGAATCTCGCTTTTTGGTTCTTCTTTCTTTACCTCCTCCTCGATAGGAGGTTCAGGGGGTTCAGGAGCATACTCGGCTTTGTTATTTCCTATCCATACCTTGGCATCGGATGAGGATACTTTAATAATCTTCCCGATTTCCTGAACCACTCCATTGATGTAAAACTTTCGAAGCACCTTTATGGTCTTCGTCTCCATAACAACCTCCGATCTCTTAGCGCCGGAGATAAGAGCTCCGGCGCTTTCATGGGTTAATGCCATAAACTATCAAGTAACTGAGGTGGCAAGAGAGAAAGCAGCGGGCAATCTCATTGCCACATCCATCGTATAAAATGCCCTTATCCCGATGATCCCGGCGGCGAAAGAAGCATACGGATTGACTTCAATCTCTAATACACCCCATTCTCCCACGACAACCTCCTGCCAGTCTCCGAAGAGCATGTCTGCGGTCGGGATTTGCATAGAACTCATGGCTGGAATACCGAACATAGATCCATCCCAGATATTTCCAAGCCAAAGCCTTGTGGTTCCACTTGTCGGAAGTTCCGGTCGAACCATCAATAACCCTGCCACCGCAGCCGTGGTAACATATCCGGGACGAACTGGTGTTATATTTGATCCAGCGACATCGGTCTGGAATTCAACGATTCCGGCTGCCGCAAGAGAAGTTCCAGTAACACTCCCAATACCCGTCGTCTGGATAATCCCCTTGGGTTGTCCTTCTCCACCACTGCCATTGAGGACTGAGAGATCGACGGCTATTGCCACAACTTTTGCCAGATCGTCACTCACTATCCCTTCAACTCCAGGTGAACTCTGGAGAAGTAATTGACGGCTGATCTCCGTATAAGCCCCCGCCGTATGGGGAGAAAGGCCAACCTGAACGAAAGTCTGTTGGCTTTCTGTGATGGATGTCGTCTCCGAGGCCAGCCAATAGGCCGTCGCTGCGCCAGTCTGTTTCGGAATAGTGACATTCCCCACCAAACCAGTTAGCCTCCGGACACCCATCTTAAAGGCAACTGAACGATTCCGAAGCATTTCGATAAATCCGATGTTTTCCGTTCCAACAAGATATGCGCCCCCGGACATTGCAACCGAAACATCCCGCTGTGCTCTCTGACGAGCCAAGGATAAATCGGTTTGTCTCTCCAAAACTTCGTAGGGGACATAGAATCTTTTTGGATCTACAACCTTTCCCATTGTCTGTGCCACGGCCCGGCTGCACTCCAACTCAAAGGGGGCATTGTCCCATCTCTGTTCGTATGCCGCTCTAATTGCCTTGATAAGACTGTATCTCTGAGTTTCGATTTCCGTGATTCCAATCATGGTCTTCGGGGTATTCTTGCTTCTCTCACTTTTTATCTTGAGCAAATCCTCGGCAACCTGGTCCAGGGAATATCCCTGGGCTACCCACCCATCCCGGGTTCTGTCGTCAATGTTGTTGACTTCAGCAAGCGTCGTGATCCCCTTGATCCTTCTTTTTTCATATTCTACTGCCGATAACTTACTGGGATCTCCAACCTTGGATTCGATGCTTCTCTGAACTTCACAGGTTGGGCATTTCCCAGTTTCGTCAAGATTTCCTTTGCACTTTTCGCACTTATCCATCTTCCGTTCCTCCTTTTTGGGAATTTCGATCCCCGATTTTTCTTCTTCGATTTTTTCCTCCGGTTTGATCCGGATCTGAACCTCGATCTCTTTTCCCTCATCGTCATTTCTTCCGATGCCAACCGTAATATCGGCAGGACAGGCGACAAGGGAAATTTCATAAGGTGTCCATCGCATCACCCTATAGATGCTCGGTTTATTCTTTTCCTCTTTTTCGAGCACCACTTCATCTACCTGATATGCCACTGAAACATTTGACCGGATTCTGTCGAGAACATCCTGGAAGATCTCCTCAGCCTTGGCACTCCGCCCAAACCGCACGCTGGCGCGGCCTTTTCGGTCAGCCTCGTCAATCGATACTTCCTCAATGACTCCGACCTGGTTCTTCATTTCGTGGTCTATCAATAAAGCGCCCCCTCGTTTGAGTCGGCGCAAGTTCACTGCCTTGGCTGTATGATCCAAAATTTCAATTCCCCACCATCGCTCGACTGGCTCCTCGGAGCTAAAAGAAAGATCGATAGTCCGTTTTTCTTCATCAATTTGCCTTTTTTCAATGACAAAAGATCGAAACTGTTTCCCTATTTTGATTTTCATTCTAATTTCCTCCTTTAACGCTGAGGTATTGAATAATTTATAACTTTTCCCTTTACCCCATCTTCGGTTACGACCTTGGGTTGTTTCACCTTCTTAAAATCAACCGATTCAGGATCAGTGTCAAAAACTAATCCCTTTTCTTTCGCTAAGTCTAATTCATGACGGCGTTCGTCGAGGACGTCCTCGATATCCATTCCATCACCCGTAGAAGCGATAACCTTCGTCATCGTCGTCAGACCTGATTTGATTCCTTCCTTGTAGGCTTCGACTTCTTTCGCCGGATCGATCCAGGTCCAGCCTCGAGGTTTGAACCGCACGGCAGTAAATTTTTTAATGTCGGAGGCATACTCCTCGATCGATATGGTTGGAATTGCTCGGGAGAGGATCGCCTGTTGCAACCATTCTCGGTGAATTTGATCTCTAAAATTTCTGATAAACCAAAGTTGAAAGACACGCCAGAGATCCCGATCATCGAGGAGAGCCAGGCGGCTCGAAGAATAATTACTCTGCGAATAATCTCTGGAAAGGCTTTCATAAGATGGACCTGTTCCGGCGGCCACCTCGCGCAACATGAGACGAACAAAGGGATCGATCTGAGTATTAGGCCGATTCGGAGATATGAAATTTAATTTTTCTCCCGGGCTTAACCTTTCGACAATCCCTGGTTCAAGGACAATTTCTCTTGAGCCAGTCTCGGTTAATTCTCCATAATCCTGTGGTGTTTCTACGGTCGCCATGTAATTGGCAGCAGCTCTTGCTCCCACAACCTCAGCCTCGGTATATCCGTCAACATCGTTAAGTTTTCGCATGACGCAATGGAGCCATGGTTCTCCCCGGGTCTGCGGCCAACGATCAACAATCCGCAAGTGTATGATCTGATCTGCGGGAATGCGTTCGATTCTGTCGGTTTCCTGTGCGCTAAAACGGATTTCCCCTGGATGCAATCTGCGAATCCAATAGGCGAGAGGGCGGCGAAATTCGTCTGATTCGACACCCATCCGAACGACAGCATTTTGAACTATGGCGCCCGGCTGAAATTCATCGAGCACCCGCTCGGGTTCTATAACTTCAAGGGCAAATGGAATTCCCGAATTGCCGAATTCTCGATAATGTTTCCGGATAAAAATTTCGCCAGTTTCAAAAACCTGCCCCATAGCGATCCGCTCAATGTCTGCAAAATGGAGTATTCCTCCGGTATGACAATGACTGGCTTCGCACCAATCCTCAAAACCAGATTCGATTCCGTCGTTTACCTCTTTATCCAACACATTTTTATAAGGGCGTTTAACCTGGGCCTGCATTCCGATGCCCGCACCGATTACATTATTCACCACAATAATTTTTGCACGCTTGGCATAAGGGGCATCCCTGATGAGTTGGCGGGATCGAGAACGGAGAATTCGGAGACTGGTTGAAAGTTCAGAATCGGCGCTTGTGGTAAGTTGACCCCATCCAGATGTGAGCCGGGATTGCTTCGCCCCGGCATACATGCGTCCATAAAAAGAAGCCTTAGACCCTGATGGGAAGGATTTAGATCCAAGTTCCTTTAGAAGTGCGGCTCCTTGAATGGCTGGAAGATTTTTGAGAACTTGAATTAATTCATCACCGCTTGGATTCATGGTCGTTGGAACCTCACACCGATACGCCGAGGACTATCGAGTCCTTTGGCATGGTTCTCAGCCTCGAGTTCCCTTTGATATTCATTTTTATAAAAACTCCGCCATTTGATTAATTCTTCAGGACTCATTTTGGAAATAGACCTTCCGCCAATGGAATAGCTCTGGGCATCATTCAAGGATTTACCTTCGAGAAGAGTTTCTAAAGCATCGAGGACTTTTTTAGCATGGGATCTGATGTCAGTCTGGCTGGTAGCTTGGGTAATATCAGGGAGGACCTCAACCTGGCCGGATTCGAGCGTATGCTTTTCTGTAATAAGACCTCCAGCCTCCTTGTAAACATAAGCCATCCATGAATAGATTCCAGAAACCCAGAGGCGAGTGGAAGCAGGGACAATCGAAATGGCATAATCATTGCCGTTGGCAGTCGCCGCGATGGTAATTTTAGGTTGCCCGTATTTAGTAAGAACAAAGGCGAGGGTCCAGCCTGCTGAGGCTGGATAATCTGAAAGGGACTCTGCCCAGGAGAACATGTCACCGGATCTAAGCTGAGATGGGATATTTAAAATCGCATATACTCCCCAAACGGAGATTAATAAATTAAACAAAAAGTTTATATTGGGGTAGCAGTATATTAAACGGAAGGTAAAGTCAAACGAGGAAGGGGGGGATAGGAAGGGAATAGAAGGGAATAACAAGGAATAACAAGGAAAGATTCACTAATTTTTATTTTTATATCGTTTTCGCATCCATTTATCAACTTCGAGAGGGTAGGCAGCAGGTTTATTGGAAGGCAATCTAACGATTGGAAGATGATGATTTGCCGCATAATACTGAGCTTGTTTGTCTGAACAACCAATATAATTCCCAATTTCTTTCCATCCATAAAGCCACCCACTCACGGTCTTATCCATCTCTTTCTCCTTTTTCTTTTTCATTTCACAAACCAACGAATCACTAAAATTATATCCATACACAATATAAAAACTAAAAGAATCAGGGTCCATTTCATATATTTTCTTATTTTGTTGAGATCATCATAATTCATTTTCTTTCCTAACCTTTCATCCATTCTCCACGGGGCTTCCCGGTAAGCGGGTTAATTGGAGGCATGCCGGTGGTTTCTTTTGGAGGCGCCGCCGGTCGTTGAATAACCCGAATGCCTCCCCTGAATTCGGAATCAGCCATGGAAAAGGCGATAACGGTGCAATCGAGAAGGTGGTTATCCTTCCGAATCCTCACCCATTCCCATTTCCCGTTTTTCTGAAGCCGGAGATCTTCAGCGAGGAGATGTTTAGCGTAATCACTCTCGGTGGCATTGTGAAACGTGAAACGTCCTGGTTTTCCTTCTTCGATTCTCAGATGAAACCAGATATCATCTTTCATGGCATCGGTATTAATCTCAATAAGAATTAATCCTCCACGAATGATCACTCCTTTGTCTCCTGGCATCCTATCAAGGCGAATCTCTTTTAGTCGCCGGACTTTATCGGTTGAAAGCCCTTTGGTTCCAAATAAAGCGGTACTCTTCATTTTTCGAATCCACAGATAGGCTGCCTCGGTCATCGTAGTGTCGGCCTGTGCATATTGTCCGCCACCCGTATCGATTCCAGTCCTCCAGATATGAAGTTGTTTTTGTTCCTGATCAACCTGATAAGTCCAATCTCTAACTATCTCATCGATGCCAGAATTATCGTAATCTCCAGCCAACCACCCATAATGAACGAGATGGGCACCATAAGAAATACGCGAATCTTGTTTCCAAGCCAATATAGCAAACCAAAAACCCCCCTGCCCGGGATCGATACCAGCCGTCAGGGCAATGGTACCTTGTGGGCAGATGAGAGGTGGAAGATCGATCTTATTCTTCATCAACTCGATTTCAGTTTCAGAGATGGCTACCTCTTCCCACGGCCTTGCAGCATTGTAGATTCTCCAGTTACGCATCGGTGCGAAATCATCACCTTCCTCCATGGAATTGTTGGCTTCAAGAAATTCCTTGGCAATAACCCCAAAGGTCCCACCTGAAAAAGGTGAGTACCATTTTGGAAGATGAAACCCGATTTTCTTGATTCTTCGATATTCAGGTTTATCAAGAATCTCATTTAGAGAAATCGTTTCTTCAGCCTTGGCCCGAATATTCTTCATAATCTGATTGCAAGGATCGGTTGTGGTGCGTGCCCTCCATTCCCCACCTGCAAGAATCCTGATCTTATCGAGATTGGAAATATCTTTTTGGCAGGCTTCGCATTCATAGTAAGCGTTTTCCTCGACGACAATCGGATCATGGTCTTCGCCGAATCTAACATTTTCCCAATAAAGAATTTGATAAACTCCACAGTGAGGACAGGCGACCCAATACTCAAAAATATATTGACAGGTTTTTAATTCTTCCCAGATATTTCCCTCCGGAGTGGTAGGCGTTCCGGTATCCACAATCTTACGATTCGAAAAGTTTGAAGTCGTCTGTTCGATGGCTTTCATGGGATCAACCGCATTCTGACCAACCGTTTTTTTTAACTCATCCACTTCATCACGGAAAAGGTATCTCGCTGGACGGGTGGTGAGTTGCATCTCAGATCCCCCCCAGGCCATAGAAAGAATCATGTTCTGAAATTGCATTTCCATAAGGGTAAAATCATCGGGGTTACTTGTCCTTTCGTTTCGGATAGCCTCGCAAGCATTGAACATGGGCTGCAATCTTTTTTTTGACGTATATTTTGCTTTATCAATTGTGGGAAGCAGACAGATGGCTGGTCCTGGATCCTCGGCAATGCAGTAACAAAGAAATGGGTATTGAACACCTTGCGATTTTCCAAGCTGCCTACCCCAGACCAGAACCATCTGCTCGATAAATGGAGAGCCAAGGGCAAGGAGAGGCCCCCTTGTATAGGGTGTACGGGAGATCCGTAGAGGTCCCGGCTCCGCAGAGGTGAAGCGGGGAAGCCGGACATTCTTCTCCACCCAATCGGGAACGGTAATCCGTTCAGGCGGTCGCCACCACTGCCTTTGATTTTCTGAAATTCTTTCTGCGAGATTGCTTTTTCTCATGTAAGGGTTTCGCCATCTCCTCCAATATTTTATAAATTTCTTCTCTCAATAAAAATTCAATCTCTTTTTCGTCAGAAATAGGACTGAAGACGGGTCCCATCCTTCTGGGCAATCCCCAAAGGGCAGTCTTTGCTTCTTCGACATGACCATGAAGCCATTTCTCAACTTGATCCTTTAGCACGAGCTCCCCTTTTAATTTTTTAACAATCAACTCTTCTCTCTCTGCCCTGGCATTCTCTTTCCGAGTTCTAACATCGGTGAGATTAAGCGAACCCTGACCCTCGGCAAGTTTTGATTTATAAACAAGAAGGGCCCTGAATGCCTCTAAAAAAGGAATCCTTCCCTTTTTAACAGGAGGAACTGTTTTTTCCTCTGCAAGTTGCCTATATCGCCGATCAGAAATATCAAAGTATGGTTTCGATACTTTCGTCAAAACCACATAGATTTCCTTTATTTTGGATTCCGGCATATCATCACGCTCACCGTCTCATCGGCACCCCATTTCCCAATATCCAAAACATTCAAGTCTTCGGTTTCCAAAACAATTCTGGCGGATTTATCCAGTGAAACAAGGGCCTTGGATGATACCTGTTTAACCACTGCAATAAATTCAACCTTGTCATCCATAAAATTCTCCTTTTAAATCAATGAATTGAAGCCTCCTAAAAAAAGTTCAACCATAAAAAATATTTGCGGGCAGTGGCGCCACACTACCAATGCATTCCCAGTACCTTTTAAATTCTAATCTGCAATGATAGAAAACCTTGCTCTGGGATTCTCCTATGTCTTCTCTCATAGGCCTTGCTTACTATTTCTCTTCTTTCTTCTGGTATATATTTTAACCATTCATTAAATGGTTTTGATTTTTTAAATTGATTACATTTTCTACAGACGATAATGATATTCCTAATTGAATGATCTCCACCCCTTGATAAGGGGTCCATGTGATCGAGCTCGGGATAATCAATTCTATTTCCGCAATAAATACATTTAACGGTTTGTCTTAAAAGATTATCAATCACCTTTTGAGATACTGTTCCATCGTCTTTCTTAATCATCAGTGCTTCTCGTCTATGTTTTTTGGCAATCATATAAGCCCTATTTTCATAATATCGTTTCCGAGAATATTGAAGACGTATCTCTCTATATTCAGCATCATTCCAATATCTTTCCCTTGAATTTTGAATATTTCTCTGCCTTTGTTCTTCTTTTCTTCCCTCTTTTTCTTCTTTGGACAATAATATTTTGGGTGGCTTTCTGGGCCTTCTCTCTGAATTTAATTCCCTTTCACATTCCCTACATTTGGAATAATAACCCCCTAAGCAGGGCCTTCTCTGCCCTTTACTTTCTTTCCTAAATTCAGTTAGGAATTTTTCTTTCCCACACTTGGAACATATCTTTTTCCCTGAATTTAAAACAGCTAAATGCTTTTCTTTCCTTTCTTTTTTTAATTCCTCCATTGATTTATTCCTAAAATAAATTCTTCGCCTTTTATCTTGGCAAGGCTTATGCCTTCCATCTTTCATGGTATCTTCTGGTTTCTTAATATCACCACAAATTCTACAACGGAATTGTTTAAACATAAGTTCTCATTTCCCTAACATCCCTCCCGTCTTCCATGCCAGCTTCTGATTGAATATCCTCTGGACATTAGCGCTCAGCCATTGATCGATCTGTCTCTTTATCACATCATCACCGACCAATGAAGTTATCCTTGGGCCATAGATCTCATGGATGGGTGGGTTCCTTCCCTGTCTTCCATGGCTACCAATATCTCTTCTTGTCATTCTTCCACCCTTGCCCGATCCTCCTCGATAGCGAATGAACACACCCTTATGTCCAGTCTTCATCACTGAGATAAACGCCTGAGTAAATGCTTTTGCCCTACCCTTGCGAACCTCAGCCCATACACCTTCCTTTGTTTGGACTGCTGCCCTGCCTGCCAATTTAAAGATTGGAATGCCTCGCTTATCTGCATCCCTAACTTCGATCACTTGTTCTAATGGGTTGCCTGTACCCTTAACTTTCATTGCCGCATTCAAATCACCCGGTTTAATATTATAACCTTCCTGAATCTTTTCTTTGATTGCTACCCTCGTTCCTTTGGCTATGTCCTGGACTGTATACTTCAGAATTTCATTGAACAATCTTGCAGAACACAACTTCTTTGCTTCTTCAATCCCATCCAATTTAAACGACATCATTGCCATTTTAGATCACCCCGTCTCTTTGGATTTTGTTTACCTGTGGATATTCCTGATCGGAATTTGGGATTTCTCGTATCTCGCATAATCTTGATGGTCCCAATCTGATACATGCCCGCTCGATGGCAAGGACAGGATTCGATGCTTGAATCTCAGTTGCATAGAGTCTATGCCTTTTATTGCCCCTGACATGATAGACCTTAATTTCGTAAAGCATTTCAAACCTCCTCGATCATGATTATGGTTTTGGGCTCCTCTGAATAGAACTTCCCACCAGCCAAATAAATTATTTGGGAGTCGTCCTTCCAAACAACGCCATTAAGACAATCCTCGATAAACTTAATTAGATTTGAAATATCCGGCTTCTTGGTATGCTTGATTTCATCTTTAATCATGGCCCAGGTTTTCTTCCTTGAAGTTCCCTTTGGAATAGGCATCTCAAAAGAACACCGAACTTTAAGGGGTCCTTCGATCGGTGGGCGATTCCATTGCTTCTGGACTTCAAATAAAAATCGGCTTTCTTCTGTTTCTTGGGGGTCGTAGGTTCTGACGAATTTCCCGCATCTGGCGAATCTTGGCCTTGCCTTGGCGATTGGTTTGCCTTTTACTTCAAGAGTGATCATTTTCCTCACATTTATGTCCCTTAAAATTCTTCCATTCTGAGAAGATTCTTTTGCAGGTTTTACAGACTAAATTGTGTTGGTCGTCTCTATAATAAAATTTCTTATTATTTATTATATTAGAAGATGAAGATGAAGAAGGGGGCGTAACATCGGCGTTACACTTCTTTTTACTTCTAAATTTACGAACCCTTAAACGTGTGATTTCCCTCTCTTTTTGTTCTCGGTACATTCTTCTATTTATTAATGTTACAAAACTACTACGTTCCGTTACATCACCGAATCTGTGTCGTTTAGAGTCCTCTAAAAATTGCTCAAAATCCCCATTTGTTGACCCCAATAATTTTGCTAATTCCTCCCTTTTTCCTGTTAACTTTCCCCGTTCCTTTGCTTCCCACATAAAACATAGGGCATTGATCCAAATTCCACGGGTGGAGGAGGTGGCCATTTGCAACTCAGCATCACCTAACCAATCCTTAACGTAGAACTGAAAAGCGGGAGCCTTACCCATTATGCGAAGGCCTCCTCGATGATACGAATGATTTGGTTTGCGACCGATTTCTTGATAGCCTTTAGAATCTGTTGATCGAGGAGGATAGTGTCGTCGATCTTTCGCACGGGTGCATGGTTGGGTCCAGGATTTGGAACGGCTTTCTTTCGTTTGATGTTGCCGGCTGACTTTTTCTTTTGATTCCTATGCCATTTATCATTACAACCTTTTTTACAGAATCGACTTCTTTTACTCCTGGATTCAAATGATTCTCCGCATTGAAGGCACGACTTCATTTCTTTTTCTTCCATAATCTTCTCCTCTCCTTTCGGCTCTCTTCCACAAGCCATACAGACGATTCTATCCGGTTCACCCCAGCTCCCCACTCTGCAAACCATCGCTCCATCGCAGTGATCACATTTCATTGATGTTACTTTCCCATTCACTTGCAAAACAGGCGTGGGCTCTCGGATTGGTAACGTGAATGGTCCCTACCCTTTTTATCCATCCCTTGCGGGCTCCCTGGAGGAGTACCGCGCCCCAGGCGCGAAGGGATGGG